ATGACATTAGCAGCAGGCGAACTTTGCCATCGCGTCACGATCCAAAACAAAACCGTCGCGTACGATGAAAATAACTACGAAACAGAAACGTGGGATGAGTTCAAAAAACTCTGGGCAAAGGTTGAGTTTTTATCTGTTAAAGACTCAATCAATGCTAAGGCTGCGAGCTCGCAAACCACAGCACGCCTAAAGCTGCGTAAACGTAGTGACATTACTACGGAAATGCGCGTGCTTTGGGGTGAGTACACGTTCAGCATTGTTTCACCACCTAAACCCGACAACGTAAACGGAAAAATCTACATGACGTTGGAGCTTGCAATAGTGGAGTAGGTCCATGACGGTTGAAGTTGAAATCACTGGGATGGATGAGGTTGAGCGCAAATTAAAGGCTTTGGCTAATCCACGTTTAGCAAAAAATGCTGCAAGGCGTTCAGCGCGTAAAGCCATGGCAATTGTCCGTGATGCAGCGCGTAACAATGCCAAAGGAATCGATAATAGGCTTACAGATGAAAAAATCTGGAAGAACATTGCAATTGCTGCTGGGAAATCACGTGATCCAAATTCAATCGTCATGAGAGTTGGTGTGCGTGGTGGTGCTTCATTTTCTAATCCAAATCCACCAAGTTTAAGCGGTGGGGATACGCGGCACTGGCGTTGGATAGAGTTTGGATCGGTACATAATCCACCAGTACCATTTATGCGACCGGCTTTAGAAAACAACATTCAGGCTGTGACCGATGCTTTTGCACAAAGCTTTAATGCTGAATTAGACAAGGAACTTGCAAAACTATGAAAATCCTTCCAGTGGTCCCAACATTAAAAGCAGATCCAAATGTCACAGCATTACTCGATACCAGTCCTTTGAAGGTATATGAAGACATTGCACCAACAGGCACTAAATTCCCTTATGCGGTGTGGTCGGTGGTCGCGGGAAATCCTGAAAATAACTTGGACTGTGCAGCAAATATTGATCATGTGTCTTTCCAGATTGTGGTTTATGACAGCAGTCAAAAGCGTGCGTCAGACATTCGAGCCGCAATTCGTACTGCACTTGAACAACATTGTTATGTGACAGGCATTCATCCAAATCACTTTGAACGAATTAACGATACCAATGTTTTTGGGAGAGGGTTTGATGCAAATTGGTGGTTGGATAGATAATTCATAATCTTACTTGTTATAACTGCCGTTTATGGTATTTTATTTCTAGATTGGTCGTAACCAACCCAAAATTCTAAAACCTCGCTAATGCGGGGTTTTTTTACGCTTAAACGAAAGTTTGACTTGTAATAATCACTTATTACAAGGAGAAGTATTTCACAAACCCATTGACACAGATTTATATTTTTTAAAGCGAAGCCGACCTTAACAAGTCGGCTTTTTTAATGCCTGTTTGTTTTGTATTTGCATTCTGCACTCAGGCTCAAACAACTCAAAAGGAGTTAATTATGAATGCTCAATTTAATCCGGTAATTAAACTAGTGGATGTACAAAAAGGCGAGCCAACAACCACAACACTTCAAATTGCATTGGGGCTTGGTATTCAGCATGCCAGTGTAGTTAAAGTGGTTCGTACATATATGCCTGATATTCAGGAATTTGGGCGAGTTATTTTTGAAAGCTCATATGATCACAGTGAATTGGTGAATTCTGGATTTGAAATCCGAAATTCAAACCAAGGTCGCCATACACGATATGCAGTATTAAATGAGCAGCAAGCATATTTTTTAATGACTTTGATGCGTAACAGCCCACGTGTAATTGATTTCAAAAAGGCATTAGTAAAAGCCTTCTTCGAAGCAAGAACACTCTTACAAACTGACTATTTTGCACTGGTTCAACAGCGTGAAGCTCTTAATGCAAAATTGGAGTGCGAAAAAGAAATTGCTAGTGCTTGCGGGAAAGGATTATCCAGTTGGAAAAAGCAACGCGACTGCTTAACGACTGCAATTGCAAATGTGGATCGCAAGATCCAACCATGCCTTTTTGAATAACAAACTATTTTTAACCAATGCCACCTTCGGGTGGCTTTTTTATTGCCTAAAAAAGAGGAGTAGCTACTCATGGCACGTATTAAAGCGCAGCGCACACAGATTTTCGCTGTTATTGCGGATGCAGTTGTGCGTTTTAGTTGTCCTAAAGCATTCACGTTCGGTGAAGATTCTTTCTCAAAGATTGATGCAACATGCCTTGACTCAGACACGAAAGATTATGAGCGTGGCCTGCGAGATCCTGGTGAGGGTTCTATTCAAATTGATCTAGATGACGAAAACGCTAGCCATTTACAACTTATTGCCTTGGCTGATTCTGGTGAAAAAGTTGAATGGTATGTAGGCTCTAGTCATAACCAAACACCTCCAACATATGAAGTGGCAACCGGTATTGATTTGCCAGAAACACGAATCTGGTGGTCTTTCCAAGGTTATTTAAATCCAGCAGCGCCAACAATTGAGCAAGATGCTTTAATTGGCTACACGTTTAGCTTGGTGCGCACATCAGCAGTAGTTACAACTCCGCGAGTGATTCCATAATGGCTAAAACCAATCTTAAAGCACTTCGTAAAGTTACAAAAAGCGGGGCACCTATTGAGCGCACTGTAAAGTGGATGGCTGTAGTTGCTGAACACAATCTCGATGACCTTAAAGAAATAACAGGTCGTGATGACTTAACTATTGGTGAAGATGTTGAGTTGGAGGGGCAAGTCTTCATCAAGCGACTTACATTTGCTGCCCAGCAAGATGTGTCTAAGGCTTTTGAATGGGATGTTGTGACAAATCCAGATGATCCAACACTCAAAAAGATTGATGGAAATCGCTTGGTGGCATCTCGCTTAATTGGGTCTATTTGTGAAGATGAAAAAGGAACACCATTCTTTACTTCGCTTGATGATGTATACACCTCTGATCCAAAGTTTATTGATGCTGTATATCAAGAATCTGACAAGGTGAATAACTTCACGGGAAAGTTGATGAAGAAGAATTCGAGCGAAACGAATTCTGGTGTGAACTCGTCCTCAATGGAATCGGTGGAAGAACCATTGAAGAAGCCCAAGCAAAAATAAGTAATTCTGAGCTAAACATGTGGAGAGCCTACCGTAAAAAGTATGGCTCTTTATTTTTTGGTCGCCGTATTGAGCAAGGCTTTGGCAATTGGACAGCACATTACACCAGCTTGAAGATTCACAAAGAAGTTGATCCTTTGGACTTTATGTTGCATGAGCATCGTAAAGAGGTTTCTCTTGAAGAATATATGATGGCAAATTTTGGTGAAGGTTAGGAAATCAACTTAGGTTGGTTTCTTTTGTTCTTTTGATTTGCACTGATTATTTGAAATAAATAAGTTTTTAATAGAAGATATTAGAACTGATTGGATATTTAATGGGATTTAAAATGGCAGTTGAAGTAAAAGATGCAGTTCAAATTGCAAAAGATACGCTAGGGGTTGTATTTGGATCAGAGGAGCCGTACTCAATAAGATTGGAAGAAGTGGTTTTAAACAACTATAGCGACTGGGTAATTACTTTAAGCTATTTGAGAAGCCATCCATCTCAAGAAGATGTTTCAACTTTATCTATAATTAGTGCTGCATTATCCAATAAACGGGTCTATAAGGTGGTAACTGTTGGTAAAGACACTGGAGAGGTTAAATCAATTAAGATGAGAGAAGATGTTTAATTTAATTAGTAAGTATAAAAACTCTGGCTTACTACTTGATACAAACCTTTTTGTGCTTTTAGTAATAGGGTTAATTGATAAAAAAGAAGTTCCTAAAAATAAAAGAACGGGTGCTTATACTGCTGATGACTTTGAAATGCTTGCTAAGTTTATAGCCATGTTCTCTAAAATTGTAGTGACACCTCAAATATTGGCTGAGACTAGCAATCTAACTGATGTTTTCACAAGAGAACTAAAACCTGCGCCATTTTTAATTATTAAAGAATTGCTTGAAAGCGGTAAATTTTCTGAGGATTTTATTCCATCGATCGAGATAGTAAAAACTAATGGATTTACGCATTACGGGATAACTGACTCAGGGTTGGTTGAGGCAGCAGCTGGAAAATACTTAATTTTAACCGATGATTTAAAGGTTGCTAATTATGCATACACAAGGCTCGCCGACATAATTAACTTTAACCATATCAGGGATGCTGTGTGGGCACAGCAGATGTAATTTACATCCTTCGGGAGGTTTCTTTTTGATCAAATAAAAGTTAAATTTAAAGCACTTTTTTTAGAGCGCTTAATAATGAAGAAAATATTAATAGGTTTCTGTTGCTTGTCAGCTTCTTTCGCCATTAATGCAGAAATAGTAAAAAACAAAGCTGGCGAAAGAATAGAGTTAAAAGATAACGGGACTTGGATTAAGGTTCCTTACACCAAGGATGATTATGTTAATGATGGCGAGAAGTACTTAATTAAGATAGATGATGGAAATAAGCAGCCTGTTGATGTGAATGTATACCCTGATGTGACTTTAATGGGTAAGGCTGATCCTATTTTAAAAGAAGTTATTAATTTTAATATCAAGATGACCTCTTTATCCGCTCAATATAAACTTAAAAATAGATTCTCATACAAGCCAAAAAATGTTTCTGTAACACAAAAAGGCAGAGATGTTCAAATAGGAATTGAATATACAGGTGAAAACAGTTACGGAGCAGATGTTGCGTCCAGCTTCAAGAATACGTACTACATAGAAGAAACTGGGAAATTGAAACAAACTTCACCTATGTTTTAGCATCAATACACATACAACCCCGCAATAGCGGGGTTTTTTATTGCCTGAGGAAAAGTTATGTCAACAAAACTTGGAACATTAACGCTTGATTTAGTTGCAAAAACTGGAAATTTCACAGCACCAATGCAACAAGCGGAACGTCAAGCCAAAAGCTCAGGCGATAATATTGCGGAAAGCTTCAGTATTGCCAGTGTTGCTGCAAAAGCATTGGGTGTTGCGGTAGCGGGTATTTCGGTTGGAGGCATTGTTAGTTTTGCCAGTCAAACCATAAATGCGAGCAACGAAATTAAGAAATTTGCCGAACTTGCCAACGCATCTACTTATGATTTTCAGTACTACGCTAAAGGTGCGGAAGCTGCGGGTTATAGCTTGGAGCAATTTGCCAGTGTAAATAAAGATGTCTTAGATCGATTGGGTGAAGCTCGCCGTGGTGAAGGTGAGATGATGGACTTCTTTGAGCGAATTGCACCAAAGATTGGTGTAACGATTGATCAATTTAAAAACCTAAGCGGCCCAGATGCATTACAGGCTTATTATAATGGTTTGCAAAAAGCGAATCTAAGCCATGAAGAGCAAATCACCTATATGGAGCAATTAGCCGATGATGCTTCATTACTAATTCCATTACTAAGAAATGGGGGTGAGGGTTTTGATAAATGGGGACAAGCAGCCGAGCGAGCCAACGCAATCATGTCGGATGAGATGATTGAAAATCTTGCAATAGCAAAAGAAAACATCAAATTTTTAGACCTGCAATGGCAAGGATTTCAAAACACTTTAATTAATAACTCAATCCCTGCTATCCAAGCTGTTACAGCAAATATGGATGTAATTTCAAATACAACTATGATTGCTGGAGCATATTTGGCAGGCACATATATACCAACCATCTATAAAAGTATTGCAGCTCAAACATCTAAAATCAGCACACTTACTCAAGGCATAAGAGCAGAGCAAATCGCCAATGAGATTACAGCCCAAAGGACTGCTCGTATTGCCCATTTGACTACTGTTGAGCTTGCAAATGCAGAAGCTCAACTAGCAAGAATGTCAGGTATGGCACGAATCGTATATCTTGAAAGAACTGTATTGCCATTAAGACAGGCAAATACAGCAGCTTTAGCGGCAGACACAGTTGCGCAAAATGCAAATAACGCATCCAAATCACTAGGAATTAGAGTAGGAACAGGGTTGCTTGGGGTACTAGGTGGACCAGTAGGAATTGGTTTAACTGTTGCAACCATTGCGGCTGGATATTTACTAATGCGAGATAATACAGCGGAAGCGACTGCTGAGCTGGATCGCCAAGCATCTGTAGCAAGTAAAACAAAGGAAGAATTGCTTGTACTCGAAGGGGCGCAAAGAAGAGCAGCACAAGAGGATTTAAAATCTGCTTTTCAGGAACAAAACAAAGCACTTAAAGATTTAGACCAACAATTTAATAGTGCTGTTATCTCAATTCAGAACTATGCGACTCAAAACCAAGTGAACTACGAATCCTTGGATAAGGTTAGAGATATATCCAACCAAGTGCGCCAAGGTTTGATT